GTGCAGTTACATTAAGCAGCACTGACGTTACAAACGCACTTACTTTTACACCGGCAACTGCCGCCTCTGTTTCTGCCATCCCCGATCCGGTTGCGATGGCTCTGGTTTTTGGGAGTTAATCATGGCATTAAAAGGCAAGCCAATTGCGATTGGCACAAGCGATACCACAATCTATACCTGCCCATCTACCATCGAGGCATCGGTGCATGGCCTGGTGTTTGCAAACAATACTGGTAGTGCTGTAACTATTACTCTGAAAATTTATATCCAGAGTTTAGGCACAACCACTACTGTTGGCACTGGCATATCAGTACCAGCAAACTCTACATACACTTGGCCAAAACCAATTAATGTAAATGCTGGTGACTACATACAAGCTGCTGCGTCTACCGGATCAGCGCTTGTCTGCTTCTATAGTGTGTACGAAGGATCGGCTGTTGCAGCTGCAGTTGGATTTACTCCAAGAGGTGCTTGGGGTTCTGGTTCAACGTATGCAGTCAATGATGTTGTTAGTTTAAGTGGCTCAAGTTATTTGGCTATTCAAGCTAGCACCAATCAAAACCCATCAACTCAAACCGCTTACTGGCTAGTGCTGGCCGCCAAAGGCGACACAGGTGCTGGCGATGTATCAGGCCCAGCATCCTCAATTGATTCTGAGATTGCATTGTTTGACTCAACGACAGGCAAGCTGATTAAGCGTGCAAGCACTACAGGTATTTTAAAAGGTACATCTGGTGTGTTGTCTGCAGCCACTGCAGGTACGGATTATGTTGCACCGGGTGGCGCTCTTGGTACTCCAAGCAGCGGTGCACTAACCAACTGTACTGCTGATGGCACTGATGCAGTTGGATTTAAGAATGTACCTATAAGCAGCAAGTCTGCTGCATACACAACAGTGTTAGCTGATGCTGGCAAAGTTATATTCCACCCATCAACAGATGCAAACGCACGAACATTTACTATTGATTCAAATGCTAACGTAGCTTATCCATTAGGTACTGTTCTGACGTTTATCAATATGACTAGCCAAGTAGTAACCATTGCTATTACTAGTGACACAATGTATCTGGCAGGGCCGGGTACTACTGGCAGCAGATCACTTGCGCAATACGGTATGGCATCGGCAATCAAGATGACTTCTACAACGTGGATCATTTCAGGATCGGGGTTGACCTAATGTCTGGGGTTCTTAATTTATTACTTGCTGGCGCTGCTGTTTCCGCTCCAACCAGCGTAAGTTATTTAGTTGTTGCTGGCGGCGGCGGCGGGGGTGGTGACCTTGCTGGCGGCGGCGGTGCGGGTGGTTATAGAGAATCAACATTAAGTGTTGCTGCTTCTACTCCTTACACAGTAACAGTTGGTGCGGGTGGAGCTGGTGGCACATCACCACCAGCTATTAACGGTTCACCTGGAGCAAATTCAGTATTTTCTACTATCATTTCTAATGGGGGTGGTGGTGGCAGCAAAGTTAATACAGCCGGTAATTCTGGCGGCTCCGGTGGAGGTGCTGGGGGTGGAGGCACGGCAAGTCCGGGTGGTGCTGGAAACACTTCTGCTACAACTCCAAGTCAAGGTAATAATGGTGGGGCAACCCCCGGAGGAACTGGTGGTGGTGGTGGAGGCGGCGGTGCTACTAATGTAGGTAGTAATGGGGCTTCATCTCCAAGCTATCAAGGAGGCTCCGGAGGAAATGGAACTTTAAGCACTATAGCTGGTTCGCCGGGTGTTACCTACGCTGGCGGCGGCGGCGGGGGTAGTGGGCCAAGTCCAGCTTCTGTGGCATTGGGGGGTAGCGGCGGTGGCGGCAATGGGGGAAGGGAGAACGTAAATCCAGCGGCAACTGCCGGTACTGTTAATTTAGGTGCTGGCGGCGGCGGCGGTGCAGGTAATCAAGGTATAGGCGCGCAAGGAGGATCCGGTATCGTAATTATTTCTTATCCATCTACAAACAAAGATTTAGTATCAATTGGTGGTGGTTTAACTTATACAAAAACTACATCAGGTAGCAATACAATTTACAAATTTACCGCAGGAACTGGCGATATTTCATGGTAATTAATAATTTATTTCCAATTCCAGTGGTCTTTTTTAAATTTGGTCGTGATCTGACTGAAGTTGAACTAGAGTTTATCAAAGATCAAGAACGTCATGCTAACGAAGGCAATACAACTAGCAATGATAGAAAGATTCTAAAGAACAAGGAATTAACAGAGCTACGTGACTTTGTTGAAGATTCAATGCTTGAATACTTTAAAGCTATTCATGTTCCTAAGTTTGATGTAAATCTGTATTTAACGCAAAGTTGGGCTAATTACACAGAAAAAGGACAACATCACCATAAACACGCACATCCAAATAGCGTAGTGTCTGGTGTGTTTTATCCGCAAGCCAATAAAGAGTTTGATAAGATTTATTTTTATAAGAATGGGTATGAGCAAATTAAAGTTCCTGCTGCTGAATATAATCCTTATAACAGCGAATCGTGGTGGTTTGAAGTAAATGCAGGTGATTTGATTTTATTCCCATCGCACTTAACGCACATGGTACAGACTAAAGAAGATGACAATACACGTATTAGTATTGCGTTTAATACGTTTTTAAAAGGCTATATAGGTTCAGACGAAAGTCTTACTGGCTTAAATTTAAGGGAAGAATAATGGCTCATTATGCATTTCTTGATGAAAACAATATTGTTACTGAAGTTATTGTCGGTAAAGACGAAGGCGAAGATGGTATTGATTGGGAAGTTTGGTATGGTGACTTTCGTGGTCAAGTATGCAAACGTACTAGCTATAACACAATAGGTAATACACATACAAATGGTGGCACTCCTTATCGAGGAAACTATGCTGGCATTGGCTTTACTTATCGTGCCGACATTGATGCTTTTGTACCAGCTCAACCATACGCAAGTTGGACATTAGATTCCAATGTTGTATGGCAGCCTCCAATAGCTAAACCTACGGATGGTGGAATGTACTCATGGAATGAAACTACTACTTCTTGGGTAGAAATTACTAATTAATAATAAGGGATAGAACGTGGATGATCTTGCTTTTAAATTAAACACGCACGAAGAAGTTTGCGCTATTCGGTATGCAGGTATCAACGCACGCTTAAAACGTCTCGAGCAAATCTTGATTGGCAGTGCCGGTGCAATTATCATGCTGCTGCTGTCGATTGTTTTAAAGGGGTAAGAGATTGATCCGCTCACTTTACTTGCGCTTGCAAACGCTGCTGTAGCTGCAGTTAAGAAAGGCTGTCAGCTCTATAAAGATATTAAAGGTGCAGCTGGTGATGTAAAGGAAGTGCTGGATGATTTAAAGGATCAGTTCCATAAGATACCTAACCCTACGCCAGCACAAAAGATTCAGTACAACGAGGAAGTGGTTCGAGTTCAGGAGATAGCAAGGGCAGATCCGGCTGACGTGTTTACAGATATTGGCAATCAGCTGGGTGCATTACTAGACGCACAGGATCAATTAAGTAAAGCATTACTCGCAGAAGAAATAGCAAACACAACTGTATACAAAGGGCAAGAATCATTAGGACGTAGAGCATTACGCAAGATTATTATTGAGTCTCGATTAGATTCAATGATGGCAGAACTGCGTGAGACAATGGTTTATAGAGCACCCCCAGAATTGGGATCCCTTTGGGGCAAGTATGAAAAGACAGTCGAGCGTATTAACAAGCAGCAAGAAGTAGCCAGAATTGCAGAGTTAAAACTTCTACAGATTGCAGCAAACAAACGTAGACATATGATCAGAAGGTTTCACGAAAATGTTATATGGTTTGGCGCGGTTCTGTTCGTGACGTTGTGGCTAATCAGCGTCCTGATTCTGATAAAGACGAGCAAGACAGCATACCTTGGGTACTATTAATATGCTTACTTGCGATGGTCTTAACGCTTGCCATAGCTTTGCCGCTGGTTGGCTTGGCAATCATGGACGCAAACAATGCAACCAACGCAGCTATAGTTGAAGTAGATAGAATGCGCAGGATACGCAGATTAATTATGCGTGAACTAGAGGAGAAAAATGCTGACACTCAATCAACTGAAGCAACTCCTACCCAGGAACCAACACGTTAGCTACTGGCACCATGCGCTTGAGCAGCTGCTGCCAGACTACGAGATCAATACTCCACGCAGGATGGCTGCATTCATTGCGCAGTGTGCTCATGAATCTGGCGGCTTTACTACGCTAAAAGAAAATCTGAATTACAAACCAATGTCTCTCAGAAAACTTTTTCCCAAATATTTTGACACAGATGAACTTGCTCAGCAGTATTGCTCTAAGCCAAACAAACAGGCTGCTATAGCTAATCGCATTTACGCAAACCGTATGGGAAATGGTGACGAGGCCAGCGGAGATGGGTATCGATTTTCTGGCAGAGGTTTAATTCAGCTGACCGGGCGTGCTACGTGGCAAGAGTTTGCCGACAGCATAGAAACATCGCTGACAGATCTTGATGAGTACATGCAAACATTTGAGGGTGCGTGCCAATCTGCTTGTTTCTTTTGGGAGAGCAGAAAACTTAATCAATGGGCAGATGCTGGAGATCTCATCACCCTAACCAAAAAAATTAATGGCGGGGTCATCGGGCTAGAGGATAGGAAAAAACACTATGAACATGCGCTTCACATTCTTACTTAGCCTGGCGCTGGCTGGTTGCACTGATGGGTTTAGGTACCCATGCCAGGATCCAGCCAATTGGGAAACACCGCAGTGTAAGCCACCGGTATGCACTGCCACGCAGACTTGTCCTGATGATGTGACTCCACCAGAAAAGGTGAAACAATGAATGAAGAACAGCTAAACGCCTGGTTGAAATTTATTATTGGCATTTGCTTTTGCGTAATCCTAATTATGATGGCCGGCTTGTCGATGTATAGCGTTGTATTCATAACGCAGCCGCTCCAAAATATTGCACCAGCTGATAAACAATTTTTTCTGCTGTTGTCTGATATGAGTAAATATATCCTAGGTGCTCTGGCCACATTGATTGCTGTCAAAGGTAAGGATCAATTCGTACCACCAGGATTGTCTACACCTAAAGAACGTGAAGAAGCAATGAAGCCTACACCGCCGACAACACCACCACCGGCACCAATGGCACCGGCTCAGCGCGTAGAACCAAGGATTGACTCAGTATCATCAGCTCCTGTTATACAAGGATTTGGCGGTAAGTTAGCGCCACCACCAGCACCACAACCGGAGATTTGATCATGTTTAAATTGCTTTGCTTTCGCATGTTTGTAACTGCGGCTGCTAGTATATTTTTAATTACCCAAGTACATGCTGGTGGTGAAATGAAGAAGGTATGCCACCAGGAAAAAGGTAAGGAAGTATGTAAGGTAATCAAGGTGCATAAAAAATTAGAAGGCACTAAAGTGCCGCCTAAATGAATCCATACTTCATACTAGGTACAGTGATTGCGGTGGTCGGTGCGTATGCTACTGGCCACTGGCAAGGTGACTCTGCTGGCCAGGCCAAGGTGCATCAAGCCTGGGATAAGGAGCGTGCTGCGCAAATGGCTCAGCATGCCAAGGACCAGGAGCTGGCCAGGCAGAAGGAGCAACAGCTACAATCAGGAGCAGACAATCTAAGGCGGGAGAAGGATCATGAGGTACGCAATCTTAATGCTAAGCTGCTTGGTATTACTAACGGGCTGCGCGACAGGCCGGATCGCCCCACCACCAACCAAGGTGGAGTGTCCGAAACCGCCAGCTCTGGATCCACCGGCAAAGGCTGTGATGGATCCGAGCTTTATAGATCAAATGCAGAATTTCTTATCCGGGAAGCTGCCAGAGCAGAAGAGCTCCGAGCCAGCCTCCGGCAGTGTATCGCCCAGTACCAATCGTTAGTCAACTGATCTCGCGCCACTATCCTTCGTGGCTTTGCCCAGGCGTAATGCCTGGGCTTTTTTACTACTGGCCATGCTTAATAGCTTCTGGTGCCAGATCAGTTAATCTCTGCTGATACCTATGTAGCAATGGCAACCGCAATGCTTCACCCATGCGCTCCAGTGTGGCTGCATTGCTTTCTTTGAGCTCGCGCAGGATCTTCATGCGCTCAGATGCTTTGCGCTTGGTGGCCTTGACTGTTACGTTTTGCAGATCATCAAAGGCTACGATCCACTCCAACGGTGTTGGCCAAGTGCTGTACGGCTCCTTCTTGGTAGGCACCATCAGGTTCCATGGCTCATCGGTGTGCTCCACAATAACTACCGGCTCCACTGTTTCTGCTGGTGCTGCCGGCAGTGCATCTAGTGGGTTGCTGACTGCCTGTGGATCTGATGGTGGTAGATCCTCACCGTTATAAATATACAGACCGATGCCATGGAGTGCGATTGCTTTGGCCAGGCACCGCTGCATAGCAGTGTTAACCTGGAAGGCATTAGGGTTAGGTATAGGCTGGTTGCGGTAGTCCATCACCGGCAGCTGTGCTGTGCGTGATATACCAAAGGCGCTGACAGTGCAGAAAATCATCACAGTCTCACCCCACAGTTTAGGCTCTGGGTACTCCCAGACAGCTGCAGGATCGTTAAGCAGCAACTGATCCACTGCCCATGCCCATGATAGATAGGTCAGGTTATTCTTTTTTTCGACTAGTTTACTAACGTCGATAGTGCGGAGCTCTGCGTATTTGCTCATGTTAATTCCTTAATTTGTATTGTGCTCATGCGCTTGCTGTACGCATCCTTGGCTGGGGTTACCTTCTCTGGCTGTGCCTGGTAGTTACGCATAGGCCACCGCACTTCAAAACCACCGGCTCTACCTACAGTCTTATCCTTGAGCAGCTCTTTAATAGCTGTTTCATAGCTGTCAATTTCTTCTTGGTAAGTTTCTATTTTCTTTTTGTGGCTAACAATTGCACGCAGATACTCTGCAGCTGCATCATCCAGCTCTAGTACGTCTTGTTCTGAGGTAATGTTTGGCCACAAGGTATCTGCGTCCTTACTGTTGGCCACCGGGAAGTGATCGATCCTGTTTTCAAATCTCCAGATCTCTAGCCGGTTTTGGAAGTCCAGGGTGATCTTCTTAATGGTATCCAAGGTATTCTGGTGCGGCGCAAATAGAAATATTCTGAGCTGGGTGCCGCGATAAAGTATGGCCAGAGCTCCCCATTTAAATCCCATGATATCCATCTGAGCCTGGAGCTGAATCGGACCTCTATGCAGGGCTGGTATGTTTTCAGGTGTGCCACTGGTTAGCTTGGCCTCCAGCACTCCGTACCCATCGAGCTCGATAGACTCCTGGCCAACTACAAAGATGCCAGCATCAGGATCTGTACGCATAATCTGGCCACGACCATCGGCTAATCCATCCAGGCTGCAGCACAGCGGCAGTGTTGGGTGAAAGAATGCTTTAGGGTGGTCCAATTTGAGATCTACAAGCAACAGACGTTCAGCTGTCTCGCGCAGGATTACAGGCTCTAGTGTATTGCCCCAACTCATGGCCTCATTAGATATATCCTTGGGCTGCTTACCATTTAATGCGTCAATACTTATTAAAAGCTCATCATTAGGGGTGCGATACTTGGATAGACCAAGAACTGCCGGCAAGCGGCTAGCTGACAGCATGCTGTCGGGGGTGACTTTACCAACCATTATTATCTCCTTCATTCCATATGTAGATTCTGATTAACCGGCCATGGGCATCAGAGTGTTTTGCTGCGGTATACCCGATTACCTTCCACAGTGGTCCACGAAATACTGCTCCGTAGGCACTAGGATGTACATCATCTGGGAGCGGGTGTTTCTCCCGAATGTCGTTAATTGATACTTGGCCACGTTCCCGGCTGATAGATCTAGCCAGGTTGCGTGCCATGCTGATGAACTGTGAGCGCCTGGCTTCGATATCATCCAGGATCTCTAGCTTTAATTGCTGTCCTGTTCTCATTAGATCCATCCTTTAAATAACATTATTGCAAGCATGATGGAGATACCCACCATGCAACCAGTAAAGAAGTCATCGCTCATGATTCACCCCTGTTTTTTTTATCAATGTCTGCACACTCAAGCTGCCACAAAACGTATCTTGCTCTTGCTTCGTCAATCATTAATTTAGATAAAGCAAGTAGATGCACCTCAGAATTCATGTCAGGCCGACTAATTCCGTCTGAATTATCTGCAACATATCCTTTTATTAATTCAACTATGCGGCGAACAGGAACAATTGATGGATAAAAAAAATGGTTCATGCTGGGATCCTTTTCATCAGGTTAGATACTTGGGTGGCAGACCAGGCGTAGTTGCCGCGAGGTGTTTCGATCTTGCGCTCAGTCAATGCAGCTGCAATAGCACGCAAGCTGCTGTAACCAGCTGCTTTGAGATCACGCAGGATTGGTGCTACTGATTGTGCAAAGGTATCTGCAGAGGCTTTGAGAGCTGCTACGCCGGCTGCTGAGCCGATTTCTGGAGTTGGTGAGCCCAACACTACACCGCGAGCTTTAGCGGCTGCCAGAGCTGATTTGGTACGGCTGGAGATCTGTTCGCGCTCAAACTGTGCAACCACTGCACGCACACCGAACTCCAGGGTGCCAGCATTTGGCATATCTGCTGCAACGATATCAACACCGGCTTTGCGCAGTGTCAGCAGGAAGGCTGCATCACGCGAGAGACGATCAATCTTGGCGATCAGAATAGCAGCACCGGTTTTGCGGCAGAGCTCAAGAGCTGCTTCTAGTTGTGGACGATTATCAACCTTGCCTGATTCCACCTCGGTGAACTCAGCAATAATGCTGTCGTTGTATGTAGAAACTAACTGCTTTTGGGATTCAAGACCAAGACCAGAGCGGCCTTGCTGTTCGGTAGAAACTCTGTAATAAGCAACGTATTTCATATGATCTCCTGTTGGTCGGTAGATTGGTTGAGATATCTCAACAACCCCGATTCTACAGAGATAAACGGCTGCGTCAACAAAAATAAGCAAATATTTTAAAAATAATGATATCGTTGCGATATCTATGGAGGGTATATGCAGGAATTTAATAAGTTTTTTGTAAGATTGCGGCCTGATACCAGGCGTTTACTGGACCGAGCTGCGGCAGATCAGTGTCGGAGCCGGGCTTCGTTGATTGATGAGGCGATCAAAGAGCTGCTATCGAGGCGCTACAGCAGCACTGCGGAGCTGTTGGATAAGATGATTGCGGCTCACCAGTGAACGGCCGAGGAGCTAGAAACAAGGGCGCTGCCGGTGAACGTGAGCTGGCTGGGATACTTAGCGACCAGCTGGGTTTTGTGGTCAAGCGCAAGCTAGGCCAGGCCAGAGATGGTGAGGATGATATCCAGGTAGGCAAGTTCAGGATCGAGGTCAAGCGCAGGGAGCGAGTCAGCATTGATGATTGGTGCAAGCAGGTGGAGGCGTGCATCCAGCCTGGCGAGATACCAGTGGTGGCTTACAGGCGCAATGGCCAGCCATGGCGCGTTGTATTGCTGCTAGACGATTTCATACCAATGGTTAGAGATCAGTTATGATTTCCTGGCTGTGGTCGGTAGAGCAGTTGTCTGGCAAGCGCACAAGCCTGGTGGACAATCTACCAACCCGGCAGGTGATTAAGTTTGGCATGGATACCAGTATCAAGCAGCAAGGCAAGAAGAAGCGCCATGATGAGAGGATTGTGGCCATATTGGAAGAGCATGGGAACCTGTCTACGCCTGATATCTTCGAAATAATGCTGAGACAGGGCAATCCGATAGGAACAGAGCAGATATTTAAGATCTGTAAGCGATTACAGGCTGCTGAGATCATAGGCATGACGATCAGCAAGCGGCCACACACAGGGCAGAAGTTGAGCATATGGTACATAAAAAGCAGCACAAGGTAGAGTTCCTGATTGGTGGCAATACAACAGGTGATAGGTTTTGCACCAGCTGCCAGACTAAGCAGGATATTAAGGGTGGTGAGTTCTGTACGTTTAATGCTGGGAGGAATCAGAGATGGATCTGCGTTTCTTGCAAAGACAGAAGAGCTGCCAGGCTTGCGTGCATTCAGTAGCTCACTCTGAGGGACTGTGGTGCAAGTATTGGGATAGAGAGACTAAGGGTTTGTGTGATGCGTATCACCAGGCAGAAGCAGAGCTGTCTGATGCGTTGACGATCAAAGGAGAGAGCAATGAGTAATATCAAACTAGTTCCACAGATGGTGGAAGAGGAGCCCAGGAAGCGCAGGGCAAAGAACCAGCTGGCCAGTGTTTGGAATCCAGACTTTAAGTATAAACCTGGTGGAACTGCGATGGATCTGGCCAGGAAGTTTGAGAAGATCCGCAGGGATATGCAGAAAGAGACAGCTGAAGAGGAAACCAAGGCTGTGCTGGGTAGAGTTAAGTGAAGATTGATTGCAAGCTGTGCAGTGGCCATCATCTACCTGCAAAGGTGGTGACTGTGGATGGCAAAGAGACTTGCACATATTCGGAAGCCTGGCGGCATGAGTGTGAGATACAGCATGCAATGCGACTACCAGACAAGGCGAGGAAGCCAAAGGTAACCAAGCTGGATTATCTGGTGCTGGTTGAGAAAGAGCGCGGAGAGCCGGCCAGAAAGCAGCTCAGATCAGCGATGGTGGCTAGGTATAACAGGAGCAGATGATGGTGCAAGTATTGTCTATAAGTATCTTCTTGGCTGGTGTAATCATAGGTGCAATCCTGGGAATAATGATAGGCATGCTGCTATCAATGGATTGGTGTGGGCATGAGTAAGTTTGTACTGCCAACAAAACCAAAGAGTATTAGAAAGAAGCAAACACCGCCGCGAAAGACTCCATTTGCTGTAATCCCAACCAGGTCGCTGACAGACAAGACGATCACAGACAGGAATAGAACCATACTAGCGATGGTCAGCTCATTTGCAAGCAGAGCAGGAATAACCTGGGTATCACAAGGCAGAGTAGCGCAAGAGCTCGGCGTTACCAGGCAAGCTATTAATAAGCAGATGCGTATCTTGTCCAGAGCTGGATACATCGAGAAGATCGGTAATAGCTACTCAGGCAAACCTGGCATCGCAGGTTGTACGTGGCGTGTGATCTACGATAAATCACTGTCAGCTGAAGATCAGATAGCGATTGCTGGCAATGGCCATGAACTAGAAGTTGATAGCATGTATGTAACAGAAGAACCACTGATTGAGCCAACATTACCAACGGAGGAACCAATGAGGAAGCGTAGAGTGAGAGAGCTGGAGGTTGCACAAGAACGAGTTGAGGTAAGGGCAGATGAGTATAGTCGGGAATTCATACATGCATGCAGGACGATCTGCGGCGTTGATCGCGTGCTAAATGAGCAAGATGCCAGAATTGCATCGGAGTTAGCAGATTTGCAGTTGCCAATTGAGAAATGGCAGCAGATCCTGCGCGATTCGCTGCATTGGCACCAGCAATCAGGCAAACAGCCACCGCTAGGCCTGGGATTCTATAGACAGGTGGCGTTATCGCAGCAGGACTAAGCGCAGAGGGTGTGTGTACAAAGCCCAAACGAACATTTGAAGTCTATACACATGCCAGTTTCGTTAGCAAAAGAATACGTAGCGTTAACAGAAAGGCACTATTGGGGGGGTGGGGTCGGTGTAGCGATGGGGGTGACTGACACAATTTTTCCTGTGTTTTCCCTACAGATGCGTTTATTGCGTTTGTTTCGAGTGCAGCAACCTAACCCATATATATGGCTAAGCT